CTTTCTGGATTACCACTATTTTGCCAAGTTCCATTTTTTCCAAAATAAACATGAAGATTATCTATGTCTAAAGCTATTTGTATAATATCTCCAGTTGCATAAAGTGAACCTGTGTATTGATCAACTTCATTTTTTATAACTTTTCCATTATAACTTTGATAACTAACTGTTGAACTTGAACCATAATACGATTTATTATATGCAATAGTAGATAATTCTCCTGTTACACCAATAACATTTCTATCAGAAGAACCAGAACCAACTGTTGCTTTTGCTTCAAAATACCATTTACCAGATGCTACACCAATACTATTACCACCACCAAAATTTTCTCCAGATGTTCCAGCAGTTACAGATTTTAAATTACCCTCTGAAAAAGTAGCACTAGATAAAGCTGCTTGAATTGGATTTAATGTTGCAAAATTATTTGTGCAAGTATCAGTAGATTGATCTATTGCTGTAAGGTTATTAACTGTAAAGTTATTAGAACCAGCGGCATCATTTCCTAAAGCTGAACTATCTTCAAAGTCTAAATAGAATCCATTTGTACCAAAAGTTAAACCAGATACATCTTTTGGTTTCCATATTCCACTATCTTCGTCAAACTCTCCAAATGATGTTGGGTCTAATGCTTGACCATCAATTAAAACAATCTCTGCCATGTATCCATGAAAACCATTATTTCCTAAACTATCTCCAGCAGTACCAATTACATTATTTTGACCTGATGTGTTGGCTTCTGTATCATGGTTTTGACTTGGATATGTTTCTGTGCTAAATGAAGTTTCTTGTACTCCATTGATATATAATTTAACTCTATTTGATGCTGTTCCTTGTGTTGTATCTACTGCAACAACTATGTGCATCCATGCTGAAACATCTCTAAATAAAGCATTAGTGACTAAATAAAAATCAAAACCACTACCATTATAATCATAAACCCAAATATTTTGATTACTAAAATTAATTCTAATATTATTTGAACCCATAGACATCATATTTTGATATTGTTGAGTAGTGTTTGATCTTTTTACCCAACCACTCCAAGTCCAAGTTCTTCTATTTCCTGTTGATGAAATACTTCTTGAAAGATAATCATCACTTGCATCTTCAAATCTACATGAATTAGCAACTTCATAAGCTGTATCTTTTATAGAGTTAGTACCAAGTATTAGTGGCATTAAATCTCCAATGTTGGAAGTTCGCCTAATGGTCTTGTAACAGAACCATTATCTTGTTCTGTGTATGTGTATAAAGTTTCTAATGCTGGAGTATCACTTGCGTTTGTAATTGCAGTTTCCATTTCTGCTTGTTTAGTTCTAACTGCATCTCTGTGAGTAGATATAGAACTTGGTATAGCAGTTTCTTTTTCTGTGTTTCTAGTTATGTACCAATCAGTTTTTGATAGTTCTCCAGCTACTTGTTGTTTTAAAGTTTGTATTAAATTATATTTTAATCCTCTAGTTTTTACATCTCCAACTTCTTTATCATTTGGTAAATCTCCATCATCACTATCTTGTTGTGTCCATAAGCTATCTGCGTGTGCTTTTGGAGTAGCAGTTCCCCATGATCTAATAACTTGGTTGTCTGCAAATGCGTAAGATTCATTTGTGTTAATGTACCACTTTTCATCTTTTTTATTTGTTGAATCAGTTATTACTTCATAAATACCTATGGCATTTAATTCTGATTGCGACCATAACTGAAATATTTTAGCTGGGTATCTTACATCTCCTATAACCATTGATTTAGGATTTGTAATTAATTTTGATATTGAACCATCTTCTACTAATGCGTACATATTTTAACTTTCACTTAAATTTAATGTTCTACCTACTTCTTGCCATACAGCACCATTATATCTAAATACTAATATATCAGTTTTGCCATCTGTTGAAGTAAATGTTGGTGCAGTTGATGCTGCAAATTCGAATACTGTATTAAAAGCTATTGTGTGTGAGCCATCATAATTAATTTCTAATGAGATAAAAGCACCCTCAACAGGATTAGTTGGTGCAGAGAAAGTAGTGTTTTCTGTTGTTAAATGATATGCGTTTGGCTTTGCCTGTGTATCCCATGCAACAGCATTTGATGATGATGTTAATGCTTGTTGTGGAATATAAGCTAGATCGTTAAATTTAATTGTTCCTGTACCATTTGTTGTAAATTGAATATGACCATTAGCACCATCTTCAAGAGTTATGTTTCCAGCATTTGTACCATTGTTAGTATTTAAAATTAAATCTCCTGTGCCTTGTGTTGTTAGAGTTGCGTTAGCATTGTTATCGCCAATCTGTACTGTGTCAGCACCTAAATTTACATCTCCTGTACCATTAGGAATAATATCTATATCTGCATTTGATGTAGAAACTATATCGTTTCCATTAACATCTAAATTACCACCTAATTGTGGAGAAGTATCATTTACTAAATCTGCTACAACTGAACTATCTAACCAATTAACTGTGTTTGCTGAATGGTCTAGAGTTGCAAGAGATATATCTCCAGCACCATCATAATATTTAAGAGTAGGAGTAGATGCTGATGTTGTGTCTAGCCAAATTGTGCCAGTAACTGCTGAACTTGGTCTTGAAGTTCCTGAATTAGATGAATTAATAGCATCAAGAACACCATTTAAATTTGTTCTAAAAGCTGGAAATGATCTATTCTCAATATCGTAATCGTGTTGTGCCATAATTGTTTTATACTCCTTTTAAAATCCTTTTGCAATAAAATCAAATGTTCTTGATACATTTGTTCCACTTGAATTTTTAAATAAAACATCAAATCCATTAATTGTTTTATTAGATACTGTAAAGAAATCTCCAGTTGCCATATCTTCGCCTGTAATTCCAACTGCATAATTAACACTTTTATATGGATTTGTAAATGTTACAGTTTTAGTTCCAGCACCAGATACTATATCATTTCCACTAAATATTCTATCAGGCATATCTATTGTAACTGTTACTGCTGATACAACAGGAGTAGAAGCACCATCTGTTGAAGTTAAAACAACTCTAAATTTAAAAAATCTAGATGTGTAATTCCCAATTACAAAATTTTGAAAAGATGTGTATGTAGAATTATCATCACTTGTTGATATTTCTAAATGAGCATCACAGTTAGCTGGTGTATCTCCATCAAAGTTAGAAGAAGCTGAATCAAATAATCCTGATCTATTATCAAACAAGTCATCTGGATTGTCTGATGATTGAGTTAAAGTAGCTGTAATTCTAGCTGTATGTTTTGCACCTATATCAATAACATTTGCAAATAAATAATTACCACTTGTAAAGAAATCAGCATTAGCAACACCAGAATCAAAAAATCTAGTTGTTTCATCATCAAAATTTCCACTAGCTGCATCAAATAATTCTGATGAATCTAACTCAATGGCATCATCTGTAATAACTGTATTTGTTAAAGTTCCAGCAAATGTAGGGTGTTCAGATTGCGTTGCTACTGCATTGTGATTAACAACATCTGTTACATTAGAAATAATAGCTGTTGCATTAGAACTTGCATTACCTAATTTATCAAAGGCTTTTATAAGATAAGTCCCAGCCCTAGCTGGTACAGAGATTGAAGTTGCTGGTCTTGATACTTTAGAAACTAAATTAACCGAGTTTTGCCAATCAGCAGTTCCATCAGTATCTGTTGCATATCTTATTTGATAAAATGCTAAATCTAAATCAGGTATTTGTGTCCAACTTAAATGTGCTTCTTGTCCTACAATATTACAAGAAAAATCTGTTACATCGCTAGGTGGCTCAATAGCACCTACGATTGTTCTTTGTGCAGATACATAAGTTGATGATACTCCTAATGTATTCACAGCTTTTACTCTTACATCATAAGTTGATTGGTCTATTACATTTAAGACTCTGTGATTTAATCCTGAACCTTGTGCATAAATTATAAAATCTGAATCTGTACTTAATTTGTATTCTACTTGATAAAAATCTATAAATGAATCAGGAGAAGCACCTATACTAACATCTAAAGCTACAATTACAGTTCCATCATTATATTCAATTAGTTGGTCAGTTAAAGTAACACTAGCTGGTGGTTGGATAGTAAATGGATTAGGTAAATTAGTAGATGGTGTAGAACTAACTTGTGATTTACTTGCCCATGTATAATGACTAGCCTGATACTCAACAAGAGATAGTCCTATTGTAAAATCCTCATTAAAAGTTAAACCCATAACTCTAAATGCTTTAGCAGAAAAACCTAATGAACTATGTGTAATATTAACTATATCTCCTATGGCTAAATCATAAGCATCAAAGCTAACATTAATACCAAGTGTTAATGCTTCTCTTGATCTTCTTAAAATAACTTCTGCCATTTCTTCTGCTTGATATGGAGATGTTAAAGTTTTAAATGTAAATCTACCCTCTAATAAAAAACCACCATCAGCAGTTTTCATAGTTGCGTGTTTATCTGCTGTTGCATACCCACTATCATCTATTGCTGGATATTGAACTTCATCTACTTGATAATTTCTTGCTGGATTAACAAAACCAACAATAACTCTATTGTATCTTTCATTCTTTGTTGGAATAGATAAATTATATCCACCTATAATATCATCTTCTGTTAATGTTATTGCTGCACTTCCTGTTGTTTCAATAATTAATTTATATTTTCCATTTGTATATGGGAGATAACCTCTACAACCTTTTAATATTTCTCTAACATTATCTATAATTTTTTGTGATGTATCTATTGCAGCATTTGTGTCAAAAATATTTATATCACTAGCACCTGAATATGGTGTTACTTGTGTTTCGCAAACAACTGAAGCATCATAAAAAGATTGTAAGTCTATTTCTGAAATAGCAATACCTTTTCCATATCTTGTATTTGTTAAGTAATCTAATAAACACCAAGCTGGATTTGTTTTATAAGCTGGTGTTTGTGCTGCTAAACCAGAATTATAAAATACAACTTTTTTACCTTGTATCTTTGCTTGAACTTTAGGTATTCCAGTAAATGCGTCTTGATTCCATTTAAACCTTAATGCTAAATAACATAAACCAGATAATTTATGATTACTTCCCCAAGATGATAATGTTGATAATAAAGATGATGCTGATTGACCATCTGTTCCAAAATGAGGTTCTACTCTAATTAAACTTTCTGAATTTTTATAAAAATTACTATCTCCACTTCCTACTTCTACTTCTGTTCCATCTGATAATGTACTTGCCCAAGTAACAGCTTTGTCATCTACTCTTATTTCTTCTATATCGTTTATCTCTCCCTCTGACATAACGATTGCCATATATAAATAAGTATTATCTGTTCC